CTTGACTATCCGGTCATGTTTGCCGGTATTTTCTAGATTAACTGTGGATACACAGATAACTGGAAAATGTTTTCTTCGAACTTCTTACGAATCATTGTAGAGTGTAGATATAATGGATCAAGCTTTCTACCAAAGTAGATTGCTTTATCAGATATAGGTATACCGAGATTCTTTAATAAAGGATCCCAGTCCCCTTGTCTGACAGTATCTATTATAAATGCCTCTCTTTGAGCTCGTAAGTAGTCCTCAGAGATAACCCCCCATACATGTGTATGTGGAATAGACTCTGGAAGACTAATAGAATCCTCAAACCCTGGTGAGAACATAAACTGAGTAAGAAACATAGTGAAGTACTCGGCCATTTGGCCTAGTCCATCAACGTGTTTCGTACTATCAGTTATGTTCTCAGACGAGTCTACGAAGCTAAGCATAATAGAAGAAGTTAAGACATTAAATATCTTCTCTTCATCTAATTTACTTGCTACGACAGCAGAAATCTTTTCCACAAAAGGAAGCAATTCCAGTGCCGAAGTTTTCTTCTGTAAGACGGAAATAACTTTCCAATCTTTAATCATAGAATCAACCCACTTAGATCTAACTCTTCGTGGGAATCCTCTAAGACTAAAGAGTTCGTCCAGGGATTCTTGGCATTCAGCAGCCGAAAACCAATCCTTATCTATCGCATTATCTAGGACCTGAATTTGACCGATTCTTCGGTTACGCTCAGACCATAGACCTGCAATAGGAAAAGGGCTTATGTTTTCACCCTTCCAATGAAATCGCTTAGCGAATTCAAAGAAATGGTGGGAAACATGAGTTTTCTCTTTTGACCAGTGAACACCAAGGGTCCGAATTAGTCGACAGTACTCTTTAGCAACTAGGTGATTGCCTATTACTAGGTCATCTCCTAACATTGCATAAGGTAGTGTCTTCCAATTCACTCCCTTGTTTCTACAAGCCTTCCAAACCACAAAGTGGTGAGAGAGAGTTGTAGAATTCCAGGAACTATAAGCACCCATAGGATTACCTACAGAATAATTAATAATCTTATTCTTAAAAGTAAAACTTTGGGTCATTATTTGATACCAAGCTTCGGCCTTCTCAGGTCCGATCCTTGATTCAAGTAAATCTTTATTGACTTCAATAGGAAATCTATCAGTAAAGGCCGTAAGGTCAATACTATAGAAAACCTCAGAGTCTCTTAAAGAGCTCATATATCCTGTCTGATCAAAAGTAAAATCTTGAGGAATCTTCCTAAGTGCCTTAAATAGGTACTTATGAAGGGGAATTAAACAAGTTTGGGAGTAGTAATCAAATACTGCTACCTCACGTGTTTTTCCCTCCCTATCAGAGAATGCTATAAGTTTCCTTATAGTACCCTCTAAGACAGGGAACACCTGAGAGAGGATAGGAAGATACTTTAATGATAATTTTATCATATCTTCTAATTTCCTCCCTCCAAGAGTATAGATATGCTCAAGGAGTTCAGGTGAAATTGAATTAAGATCGGTTAAACAAAACCACAGAGCTTGCCCGTTAGGGCCTGCATTTGTAGTCTTGTGATACCGTTTGAAATTCAACTTTCCTCCAGGTTTTAGCTTACTAGAATATCCTAAAGAATACCAAAACTCATCGAAGTCTCTCTTCTTAAAAGGGTACTCCTTCATCTGTGAAGGGCCCTCTATAGTTGAGAAACTCGGAAGAGGTTTGGTCCTAAAAGCCCTAGAAATAGAAAAGACAGTTAGCAGTAGCTTAATAAAAGGTACTGATATATTGTACTCTTTCCGTCCTAGGAACTTTAGATCTTTAGGAAGTTCTTTTAAGTTCTCAGAAAAATCTAGATCACTTCTAAGGCTTAATAGCCGAAAAAGTGAAGCTCTTCGCTCTTTACAGTAGCGAATAGCATCTGAAGTACCTCGAGATCTTTGGATCTTGAAGATTTTCAGAACTAGACCTTTTAAACATGAGGATAGCCTGTTATCGATCTTTGATCGATTAACAAGCCATTTGATAATGGCTAGTGAAAATAATTTATAATTGTTTTTACTTTTCATTTCAAATAGGTTGTCAGGCCAAACATTGCTGAATGGTCCTAGGGTAACAAACCCTAGGAGTTTTCCCAGAG